TTATATTTGTCATACATTCAATGGCATTATTAAATCGTTATATATATTATTAGCCTCAAACTTATCGTAATTAACCCTTGTATTAAAATTGTTAATATACTTATTAATATGTTCCTTGCTTGGCTCTGAAATAATATTTATTTTGATTTCTATGTTTTTTTGCTCACATATTTGTTTAACTACCGAAATGGTACTATTGATTGTAGGCTGTCTATTCACTAATTCTTCACAATATACTACATATAAATTAAGTTTAATCATAATTATAAATAAATATATTGTATTTTTTATATATAATTTAGTATATATAATTTAGTATATATATAATTTAGTATATAATAATATATAATAATATATATTACAAGATATATTAGAATTATTAGTATGATTAATGAAGATATTATATTTGAATATGAATATAATAGTCGGATAGTTATTATTGGCGATATTCATGGAGACATTAGGCGATTTAAGGATATATTAATAGACGCAAAAATAATTAATAAGAACATAGAGTGGATTGCAGAACCGCTTAATACAATTGTTGTACAAATGGGAGACCAAGTTGATAGTATAAATAGAGACCCACAACTGGATAATTGGGAAGTGTTGCCAGATGTAGAAATGATATATTTTACAAATCTGCTACATAAAATTGCACAATCAAAAGGCGGTCGTGTTATATCATTAATAGGGAACCACGAATTAATGAATATTATAGGTAATTATTCTTATGTATCTCCTATGAGTTTAAATAATAACTATAACCGCCAAGAATTATTCAAACCTGGAGGAACATTATCTGCGATATTATCTCAACGTCCTTTAATTGTTAAAATAGGCCCATTATTGTTTTGCCACGCAGGATTGACATTAGAACATTTAAATATACTTGCAAAATATAACAAAGACATATCATATATCAATACAATTTGGAAGAACTTTATAAAGAATAATGCAATTTTAATTGAAGATAAGGAGATATTTGACAAAATAATTTTAGATTCAGATGGTATATTATGGACAAGAGATTTAAATGAAAAGGATGATTTAAGCAACTTACGAGATAGATTAGGGTGTGCTTATATGTTTGTAGGGCATACTGTTGTAGAAAGAGTAAAACTAATTAATGATTTTATATGGTATACAGATACAGGAATATCGCGTTCATTTGGAAATAACTCATATCAATATATAGATATTTTTAATAATCAAATTAATATCAAAGAAGTATCGCATAAGTAGGTAGTTCAAGTATATAGAGTATCTAATTTATATATAAAAAATTGATTATATTAATATCTAACACTAACCACGTAATTAACCCTATCTGTCGGCAATGGACACTTGTGCATTTGATATGTTAATTGATAATAAGACGCGAGAAGTACTTGATATTTACGAAGAGAAGACAAAAGCGAAGTCTAAAACACAAAAAATGACTACAGACCCTTCTGTGTTAGATTTTAACAGTAAGAAGTTAATACATCAAATAAATGCAGCATATGATAAGAAGCTTAAAAGTTCGAAATCATATAAAAAAAAATGTAGCGAGGAGCTGTCTAATATTGCACCACATTAATAAGAAAGTATATAAATATAAAGCACGTTATTATACATATATGTATATGTCTTCGACAGATATAAATCAAGACATAGACAAGTGTCTTTTGCAATTTCTAACGAATATCACAGAGTTAGGAGACAAGGCTGATTTTGACATTGACGAAGTTTCTAAAAAAATATACAGTATATTAAGTAAAACGAATAAATGCATTAATTATGATATAATTAATAAAAGGTTAGTTGAAATTAAAAAATACAGAGTTGAATTAAAAGCATTATTAACTTTGCCGCTAATGAAGCAAAGGTCCGTCGAGTGGTTTGAAGCAAGGAAAACACGATTGACTGCGAGCGACCTATATGATGCAGTAAAAGGCGGAAATATCAGCATTAAATTGGCAAAGAAAAAAGCGAATATTATAATTGACAATATAAATTATAATAGTATTCCTGCTTTAAAATGGGGCACAATGTTTGAACCTATGGCATCGCGTTGTTATTCGCAAAAAATGAATAATATAAATATTCATGATTTTGGATTATTATGCGATGTGGATAATAAACATTTTGGAGCTTCGCCAGATGGTATTAATGAGATTGGTATAATGATTGAGATTAAATGCCCTTATTCGCGAAAAATTACAGACGGGGTAATACCAGATAAATACAAGATGCAAATACAAGGACAGTTGGCAGTATGCAAGCTTAATGAATGTGATTATATTGAATGTGTATTTAAATCAATAGAAACCGAAGAAGAATATTTAGATATTGACGATACTATTATGAATATGAACCATGGTGTTATTGCGGAGTTTTACAATTCCAAAGGCGAATACACGTATTTTTATAGCGAACCCAATAAAACACCTAAAGAATGCATAGAATATATTATTAATCAAAAAAATAATTGCGACAACAACAGCGATGGGTTAAAGTTTAGTAAATATACATATTGGAAATTAGATGAAATGATAATTCAGCGTGTAAATTTTAATTCAAAAACGTGGGAAACTATTATTCCAAAAATTAATATGTTTTGGGAAACAGTAGAAGAATACAAGATGCTCCCTATTGAAGTTGCAATTAAAAAATATTGTTTTATAAAAGACGATGATGATGACGACGTTGATGATAATGTTGATAGTGTAAAAACTACAAAGATTGCTCAACCGCAATGAGAAAAGAAACTACATGAAACTAAAATTACATTTTTTTACTATATTGCGATTCAAGTTTCATGGTTCCCTTTGACTTGTCAAATGCATCATAAAATTCAGGTGTCAATATTGCCTTTGCCGTGTCAACACTATCTTGTATGCCATCAAATTCGTCCTTACGATAAGGTGTAAATGACGCCGGTGCAGCTGCGCCTTCAACTAAATCTCCTTCTGCTTCTTCAACCTTTTCTCCGTCAGGGTCTTCTATAACATTTATATAATTATCAGAGTACGGATTTACAAAATACATCATACTAAAATCAGTTGCAGTATTATTATTTGTATGGTCTATGCATTTTGAAGTATATCTTGGAAAATCGAATGTTGCATTATTTATACCTCCATCTTGATAATTGAATGTATTAATTCTCGAATCAACATTTTTGTCATTCATATTTAAGCATCCGCAATTAATGGTGGATGATTTATTACATTTTATGAAGCACATATCATTATGCGTATGATGCGCGCTTATTGTTTTTTGTAAAAAGTCGTCTATAACCACTTTTTGTTCATCTATTTTCTCTTTTTTAAGTTTCATATTTTTGTCATACATAGGTAATATTATTAATATTTGCGCATACAATGATGATATATTTCGTGTTTGTTTATCATCTTGTGAATATGTGTTTGTCATATCATTATCAAATGTATCTGTATTTGCCACAATGCTCGGGTTTCCAGTCTTGTCAAATACTAATGATAATATTTTTTGTTTTTCATTATTGTCATATGAAAAAGTATTTGTCGTATCATCGTCATATGAATATGTGTTCGTCGTAATGCTTTGTTTACCTTTGCTATCAATTACTTCAGAATAATATGGGTTTTTATTATTTAATATATCTATCCGTGCATCTAACCATTTAGATATGGGTGGATTTATTTTTTCATATGCGTATTTTAAATAAGGTGATTGCGACATACATACATATATAGGACCCTGTAATTTTATATTTGTTGTTGTTAGCTTTTGTATTTTTGCTAATAAATAACTGTACAAACTGCTTTCATTATATATATATATGGTTTCAAATATATTTTTAATATTATTTGTATCCATTTTTTTGGACAAATCGCTTGGTGATATTTTTAAACATTTATATGCTAATAAATCATTATAACTCATTATATCGCAATAAGCGGCATATAGATGACCCGGATTTTTTATATTAGTTTTGTTATATTTTGTTGTGGAATATTTTTCATAATCCAATCTATTAAAATACGAGCTGATATTTTGTAATTCGGTATTCGTATTTAAATCACCTTTGCAACTTAATCCTTCCCCGTATTTCCAAGTATATCTTCCACTATCAAAGTTTTCTCTATTTCTAAAAATATATATTAGATACAATGCACCAGATATAATTAATAATAATGTAAAAATAACTTGCAAACTAATTAATTTATTTTTCATATTACTATATATAATTATTATTTTAATCATTAATAATTTAATAAAAATAAGGTGATATTCGATTTATATTTGACATATTAACTTCAATGTATACTTAAGGTACGTTGAATGTGTATTATGACAACCTATATAATGTAGGCATTGTTGCGGCAACGGGGTTCACTAGGTTTGTATCAGCCACACTTATAGATGGCTTATAATATTTAGAACCAGCATTTGTAAGTGTTAAACTGGTTATACTTCCTTTTTGGCCTTGTAGAACTGGTGTTATTATTGCGGTGTCTGCAGATGGTTGTAATGGTTCGGAAAGTACAACTTCTAGGCTTGATGACGATGATGTAAAACCAGTATTCCCTGCGCCTAAAATATTAGATATACTTTTCCAAATACCATTTTCTATAATTTTATCATATGTAAATGTTTTACCTGCAAGGTTAATCCCTCCTATTGAAACAATAGTTGCATTTGTAGGGTCAGATGGAGTTGCGCCTTTGTAATAAAAACCATTATCCGTATCATTTGTTATAGTAATTGATATAACAACACCTTGCGCGTTAGTTACAGCTGTGGCAGTTGCACGAACAGGGTTATTTGTAATAGTTACAGTTGCAGACTCATAATATCCATTATCCGCATTTGTAAAAGGAAGAGAATTTGCGATTGCCCCTGTTTGTGGAACAGTTGAAACAACGAAGGTAGCGGTAGCGGTAGCGGCATTTGTTGTATAAAATTTTACAGGGTTCTTTGGTGGAGGCGTCAATCCGGCAGTAACAGTAGGGTTTGCTGTATATCCTGAACCACTGTTTGTAATAGTTGCTTTTGTTATCCCGCCAGTGCTATTGTATTCAAAGTTGCCTATTGCTAAACCATTACCACCAATACCACTTATGGTTAAAGTTGGTGTGGCATTATGTCCTATATATCCAGCACCTGTTGTTGTAAATGATATTTCGGTGGTTAATGTTGTTGGCGATGTAGATATTTTACCAGCATTTTGGCTTGGTTGCGTACCATCACCGCCACCGCCACCGCCACCACCACCGCCTCCACTCGTATCTACAACCCCGTTCACTATCTTAAATGGTGCATTTGCACGTACAGTGCCTTTCTTATAAATATACAAAGTATCAGAAACATTGTCGCTCGATATATTAAAACAATTATTTCCATCTTTGTTGCATATTTCTAAATCATTGTCATCATTGGTAGAATCAGTATTTATTTTTAATCCAGCGGTTGCTGTTGTTTTTCGTATCAAATCTAACATAGGTATATGCTCTCCTGACGTTACATATTCAAATAATTTATTATTCATATTATTAAATGGTGTCCGCGATGTCGCTAATGCAGCATTATCATTAAACACAAAATATTTATTTAAATTAGTATTGAATGTATCAAATTTGCGATTAACTACAACATTACTTGTTGCGAATAAATTGCTATTTCCAATAATATTATACCGAACATCTGCAAAATTACTTGCGAATAAATTGCTATTTCCAGCAATATTATATCTAATATTTGAAAAATTACTTGCGAATAAATTACTGCTATATTCGAGACGTTCATCCAATAAATTTATTTTTTTACTATTTGATTTATATATTTTGTCCATATTTGTTGTCGTAGAATCAAAATTTTTATTAATATCTACAAAATTAGTATTTAAATCTTTTGTTAAACTCTTTTTATATTCCTCATTTTTTTGAAAATTATCATATATAAAATATCCAATTATTCCGATTAACCCAATAAATACTATAAATAATATTGTATATATAAGATATTCGACGGGTCCCATTTAATATTATATACCTATTTTCTAATAATAATATTTATTTTAAATAAAATAATATTATTGCATATATCTTATTTTTATTTACGAATCAGTTATAATTATCTATAATTATCTGCTTAATATCACTATTACCTCCTCCTGTTGGTTCATTGTTATCACTATCTTCACTTTTTTCTGCTTCACCTTCATCACTTTCTTCATTTTCTTCATCTTCTTCTGCTTCACCATTACTATCAGCATCATCTTCATCATCGTCACCATTACTATCAGCATCACCTTCTTCTTCTACTGGTACTGCAACATCTCCTTTTCCTTCTTCTGCAACTGCTGGTGATGTATCATCTCCTTCTTCTTCTACTTGTACTGCAACATCTCCTATTCCTGCAACTGCTTCTCCTACTGGAACATCTTCTTTACCATCATCTGCAACATCTCCTTTTCCTTCTTCTGCAACTGCTGGTGATGTATCATCTCCTTCTTCTTCTACTGGTACTGCAACATCTCCTTTTCCTTCTTCTGCAACTGCTGGTGATGTATCATCTCCTACTTCATCTTCTACACCTTCTATTTGCCCACCCTTCATCTTCTCATAATTTTTGTCATATGTATCTGGCCATACCTTTTCATCTATAATAGTATGTTTAGTTGCAAAATTATCTATTTGCGAATTAAAAAACTCATAATCAATTTCTTCATCATCGTCATCTATATCGTCATTATCTTCTTCATCATCATTATCTTCATCGTCATTATAAGGGTTATTACCTTTGACTAAATCTAATTGGTCGATTGGCATATCTATTAACTCGGTATTTAATCGAGGTTGTATTCCCATCGTTTCTAATTCTTGGAT